AGGCAGACTAAATAGCCTGAAAAATATGAAGTTGCATTTATATCTGTTTGTGCAGCCCCTGTTCCTTGAACATATGTAATAATAGCAGTGTCACTTGCATCCATGTCCATAAGCAGAGAACCTGAAAAAAACCAATAACTTGGGTCTGCTGAGAATTTAGGGGTTAATATAAGAAAGGCATTTCTATTGGATGTTAGTATTGTTATATATGAAAAATTTGCATCAGTATCTAGTGCTTCTGAGTATATTACTGTAGAAAGATGATATCTTCCAGTCACTGGTGCAGTAAAAGTATAATTACTAGTATTAAAATCTGCATTTTGGTCAAATATTTCTGTATCAAACTGTACGGTTTGATGAGACCCATCGGCAGTTATATTAGTTTGATTACCAGAAAGTTTTGCTAGAAAAGCAGGTTGATTTGGTTTGGTTACAGCACCGATGGAATCAATTCTCATGTTCTCCGTGCCACCATTTGTATGAAAAGTCATAGCATCAGAAGCGTGTTGATAATTTATCTGACCAGTATAAGTTGCAGCACCTGATGTGCCATCAGCAAAGAATATTGCACTATTAGAAGAACTATCTGCATATATAGACATGCCTTCTGAACCACTACCTGTTCCCACTACAAGATTGTTTGCTCCTCCATTAAATGATGAAGGCACAGAGTTACCAATGCCAACAAGACCTGTAACATTTAGAGTTGTACTAAACGTACCACTTGTTGCACTCAAAGCACTTGTAGACGGATGGTCTACTGTACCCACTGTTCTAAACAAGTAGTACACAAAAATGTTATTACCTGAGTTACTTGATGGTGCGCCTGTAAATGTAAGTGTTGTTCCATTACTTACTGCATATGCTACAGAAGGCTCTTGTATAACACCATCCACCGATACAAGTATATCCTCATCAGAACCTACTGCGTGGTCTAGTGTAAATGCAGTTGTAGAACCATCACCTGAAAACTGTGTGGCTGCTTTACTAGCTACAAATCTATTACCTGCTGTGTTACCTAAATACGGCATTATGTGATCTCCATATAACTCATGGTCACTGATAGCTTATCTGCAACAGAACAATCTATCTTTACTATATCTCCTACATTTAAAACTATCTTGTTACCAGCCATAATTTCTACTGATGATCCAACTGGCACTGGTATGTCTTTCACTATATGTGCTGTGGTATTTTGTGTTTGAGATGTTTGTGTAGTTGTACTTACAAGTTGAACTGTACCAGTAACTTGTGCAGTATGCACATTAGCCAGTGTTAATCCTAGCACAATTATTGTGCTTCCAGACTGAACTGTATAAAGAGTTTCTGGCGTTCCAGCAGAGGCTGGAGCAACATCTCTTGTAATCACTTTGAATGTATTTGCCATATCATTATCCTAACGCTATTGCTAAAGCTGTAGCCTCATCTGCTGCTGCCGAAGCAGTTGTTGCACCTATATCAGACAATACTTCAGAGGCACTTCTGCCTTCTATACTTGTACCATCAACTCTTAAAAAATCATTATCTGCTACACCACTTGTTGCAACTAATACATTACCATTAGATATACCAGTTGATAATGTAGCAGTTGTTGTAACTGCTGTTCCATTTAATGTTATAGCATCTGCCTCTAGTGTGCCATCAAAGTCACCATCTACTGCATCTATGTTACCTTTGAATATTGTGGCAGTTACTGTGCCACTGCTTGGATTATAAGTTAAATTACCATCCATTTCTAATCCAACATTACCAGTGCTAGATGTAGCATCTTCAACAAATGTAATTAAGTTTTCTTCATCAGTGCTTTCATTATCTGTAACTAACACATGAGCAGAGTTAGTTGCGTTTGTTACTGTTACACCTGCAATAACTGTATTAAGTGCAGTTCCGTTTACTGTAATTGCGTCTGCTTCTAATGTGCCATCAACATCTACATCACCAGATATATCTAAGTCTGCCATAACTGCTGTGCCAGTTAATGTTGGTGCAGTCAAAGTTTTATTTGTGAGTGTATCAGTAGTTGCTCTACCAACTATAACATCTGTGGTTGCAGGAAGTGTTAACGTAGTATTACCAGCAAAGTCAGAGTGTGCTGGTGCTTTTAATGCTGCATAGTGTGCATTAGAACTTTCACAATACATTCTTAATTCTGATTGTGCTCCAGTGTTTTTAAGTTCAATTACACCACCATTTACAGTAAGGTCATCACCTATAGATAGATCTGCACCTAATGTTGCGTTACCACTTGCATCTAAAAACACTGACTTTGATGCAGGTATTGTACAAAAGATTGTTTTTGTACCAGCACTAAAATTAACTGCACTGTCGCTATTTGAACTACTGATAATTGTAGTTCTAGCCATAGTGCTTGAATCACTGCTAAGTGTACCTAAACCGACCTCAAACTCTGTTGTTCCAGGTAATGTAACTGCATAGTATGTAGTATTACTGTTTCCAACACCAGCAGCAAAAGTTTCAAATCCAGTAACTGCACCAGCTAATGTAAGTGTGCCAGTTCCAGTTGTGGTTGTAGTTTCTTTTACTCTGTCGTTTAATACTAAAGCCATTACTTCAACTCTATTGTTAAGTTGTTTGCGTTTATTCTAAATATATCACCACTCGCTATTGTTTTACTTGCATCTAACGCACCTATAAATAATACGTTACCACCAGATCCAACTACATCTAAACTAGCACTAGCTGCGGTTGTTACAAACACATGAGTGATTGTGTTGTTTGTACCACCAGATGCGGCAAACTCTATATTAGCGGCGTTTTTAATTGTTTGTGTATCGGCAGACTCAGCCGTCAAAGTCCAGTTTGAAGCAGTAACTTGCACTCTTGCGTAATTTGTAAACGTAGCTTCTGTTATTGATGGATCTCCAGATTCACCAGTTGAGTCATTAAAATTAGATACTGCTGTTGCTAACCCGACATATATACCATCTCCAGGTGAACTAAACGATGCCGCGTTGTTTTTAAAAATAAAACTTAAAAGTCTATTTTCCAAGAAGGTGGTTGCTGCATTTGCTGTTGCCATTTTCTACTCCTATGTTCTCGGTCTCGATGGCAGACCAACTCTATAACCATCTGTGTTTTCTCTTGCTTCTCCAAGATCTTTTACTCTTTCTAGATATTGTGTAAACAGTCCATTATAGTTTTGTATCACATCTGGCTCACCTTTCATAAAAGTATAAGCCTCTATGAGAGTTCCGTAAAGTAAAGCAAAAGGTGCATTAGTGCTAACCCATGTTGTACCACTGTCAGAACCTGCCGTTAAACTGGCTGGTCTGTAAAAATAATTTAATTGTATTGTATAATTACTGTTTGGTGTGGGTGCTAGAATAAAGTTATCTTCATCAAATCTAGCATAATATTTTGGTAGTCCAGTTGTTGTTGAAGCTGGTGTGTATTCTCTTAAAAAATTTACGTCTTTCTGTAACAAAAAACTTTCAGACCCAGATGTGGTTATCTGTAAAGAAAAGGATGCAAGATAATCAGTTGGCACTGTAAGAAACTCGTCTGATGATGTTAACGCACTTGTTACATTCTTTCTAAAATAATCTAGGTCTACACTTTTTAATATCTTTTCTTCGGCAGCTTTTACAAAGTTAGGTATGTTGTTTACAAAAGTTGTTTCTGAATTATCAGTATAATCTTGTATTGCTGTTGTTAATGTTGCTTTTGTAAAACTCATTTATGTCCCCAATGTTACAGGTCCAGCAGTGACAGATCCTCCACCACCTCTTATTCCTCCAGTTGTAGCAGTGCCACTACTTGCTGTAAACGTATATGTATTATCATCTACTTTGGTTATAGCATAACCAGAAGAATTATTCAAAACAGTTGCTGTAAACCCATCAAAACCAGTCGCATCTCTGAATCTAACAGTGTCACTTGTTGATCTACCATGTGATGGTTCTATGACTGTGATAGATGCACTACTAGCTGTAGATAAAAATGGATTCAATCCTAATAAATTTTCTACAGATACTTCTGTTCTTTTGTCTGGTCTTGGTTCATACAATGCTGTGGGGTCTGGGCCTGGATAATTAGGCTCTAACTGTGGGTGTTTAGCCTCGTACTCGTCTGGACCTACTTTTAGTCCATTCCATTCTTTTCTCATGTCACGCAAACGATAGCGAAAGCCAGACCGATCTGAATATCCGTATGCCCTTTTACCACTTGCGTACCTAGCCATTAGTACCTCAAGTATGAAATATTAGGTGTCAACTTTAGTGGTGTGCTACTCGCATCTTCTGCTGCGGCTCTTTGAAACTCTTCTTCATAGATAGCTTTGAGTATCTGTATTCTATCTGGTGCTCGTTTTATAGCTATATAATAAGCAAGTCCAGCTGCCATACAAGGTAAGAATCTAAAAGGTGCGTCAGTTGTATTAACCAAAGCGTCTGCATCTTCTATTCGTCTTACATAGTAAAAGACCAAAGTGTAAGAGTCATCAGGAGTAGACCACAACGTAATTGTAGGTGTAACTTGTCTGTCAAAGAAATACTGACTTGGTTGTCCAGTGCTTGTTTTATTTGGTATTCTTAAATATTCACTACGGCTCATTTGTGTAAGAGTAAAATCAGTACCACTGCTATTTCGTAATACAACTTCTAGTAAATCTACGACTGTGCTGTCCACAAGAGTATAAGATGCGGTTCCAGAACTAACAGATACAGTTGCTTGTTTTACTGTCCATAAATTAAGTCCTCTGTTTGCCCAGTCTGCAAACATAAGATTCAAAGATCTTCTAGCAGTTTTAGCATCGTACCCAGTTCTCATCTCTAAGCCACACCTTTCGTATGCCTCCTCAATAAGTTCCCCTACGTCTAAATCAAAATCTCTTGAGCTTGAAGTTGCCATTTATTTCTTCTTTCTTCTCAATGCTTTAACTCTTCTAGGCTTACCTGCTGGTTGTCCTATTCTTTTCTTCTGTGCTATCCTACTACGTTTTTCAGTTGCTGTCATCTCTGATGCTGTCTTTGGTGTTTTTTTAGAAATACGTTTCGTTGGTCTACAGTAGGGAGTACCTCTTTTTTCACCCTTTTGACGACCACAAGGTTTACCAGTTCTTTGATCTTTCCAGTCTTCCTTGAACCATCTTTTGAGTGCTAAACCAGCTTTTGTTTTTCTAACTGCCATTATGCGTACTTTGTCTTTTTTCTTCTGTTTGACATGATAGCACCACAACCTCGTGCTATGTTAGGATTACTTGACTTTCGTTTAGTCATTCTTACGACTTTGCCCTCTTTGGCTTTCATTGACTGCTCTCTGTCAACTCTCTTTATAGCCGCCATTAAACCACCTTCGGCTTTTTTCTTCTTCTTTTTACCACCAGTTCCGTAGTTTGCAGCGCCAACTTTTCTACATTTTGCGATAGCACCCGAGGCATACGCTGATGGAAATACCCTATATCTGGCTTTTACCTTATGATAACATGCGTCTTTTGGCATTACATTCTCCTTTTTTTATTACAAATACATGACCATTTTTTATGTTTACAGTACACGCAGTATTTAACTGGACTACCTCTTACCACTTCTCCTTTTTTTAGAGGCACAATGTGCTCTTTCAGAAAATCCTCTAGGTCGTGAGCAATCGATCTTTCTCTTCCTCTTGGCACTCCACTTTTTACCTCCAGGTTTGGAAATTTGTTTTGACATTGAACCCCGCGAGATCGCCATCATCTTTCCTTTTTATAAATTCTGTCCACAAGACTTTTATCATCTCGTTGTTTTCTTTTACTTTAACTTCTGTAATCGCAGTTCTTTTGTCAACTTCTACAAGCGTAGAGGTAGTCCAAAGAAAAAAAGAGGCAGTTACAGCGCCTATGACACCACTAATAATATTTTTCAAAGTTAACACTTCCATCTTCTTCTTGCCTGCCTCAAACGACTATTAGGATTTTTAGCTGCTTTTGGAAACTTTTTCATTTGGCCTGCACTTCTAGCACAG